GTAGTTTGTACATAGTAAAAATGCACAAACCTTTGATAAAAGATTTGTGCATTTTACCTTTGGTATTATTTTGTTTTACGTGATGGTGTAGTAAATGCTCTCTCGACACTCCATCCCATTTTGTATATACGTCCATATAATGTATTGGCTGAGATTCCAAGCTCCTCTCCCCAAGCACAAATGTTCTGAGCTTTTCCATCAAACTCGATCAATGCTCCACGTTTTGGTTTAAGTTTCTCAACAGGTTTTTCCTCTGTCTCAGGCTCTGGAGTTTCTTCTGGCTGATCTTCTTTTTCTTCTTCGTTTGCTTCAGGAAGTTTGTCATCTTCTGGCATTACTTCTTCAACCTCTTTAACCTCTTCAACTTCTTCGATAGGCTCTTCATTCGGCTGCTCACTGTCAAGAACAATCTCACCTGATCTCCATTTTTCGATGAACTCAAGGACGTTATATCGTTTAGTGTATTTACTCCAGTTTTTTGTATATTCCTTAATGGCAGCATCTTCTTTTGCTTTCTGATCAGCAATGGCCTGTTTTTCTTCATCGCTCATATTCTGCACTTCTTCGATTTTCTCAATGAGAACTGCTTTTTTCAAGTTCCACCAGTTTGAAATCTTCATTTCCTTTGCAATTTCCTTAAGTTCTTTGCTTGTCATTTCTCTTAAATCTTTCATATTATATTCTCCTTTTCCCTGTGAGCTTCAGATTCGCGTTTCTAGGCATGTTTCTATATTAGTCATATAAATTATCATCCAATGTAATAGAACATGAATTTGATATAAATCTGAATGCCTCACAATGTTCGTATTGTTTTTAGTTTCATAAGCTCTTTAGCTTATATTCTTATTATACAATGAAAGTTGTACCTTGTACACTAAAAGTTGTATCAAAGGAAAAAGCTTAAACCTTCTGTCAATTGCATTTTGAAGGTGTAACCAAGGCGAATTGCAAGAACATTCGTAAGATATAAGCTTTATTTTATATACAACTATTAGTGTACATAGTACAACTATCGTTATATAATAAGAATATAAGCTAATCGCTTAATAACTTCTTAGGAGAGATTAAAATGGAAAACGAATTATTGTTAGAACTACTTTGGGAACTAGATCAACGTGAAGCTGATTATACGATTGAGAATGGTTGGTTCTCAATGTATCTTGGAAATAGTTTCATTCGTTTCAATATCAAAGACGAAGATCAAACCGACTGGCTGCTAGACGAACTTTGGAATTGGTAATAATATGGAGGACGTAAGTCCTCCTTTAATAAAATATTATGGAGGAATTAAAATGAATAAATATAGAGTATGGTTTACAATTTACACGAGATATTATGGATATAATGAAGATTTTCTTGATGTCGAAGCCGCAAATGCTGATCAAGCATATGAGAATGTGAGAGATGCAAATTCCGATGTACATGGTTTTAATATAGAAAATGTAGAACCTCTCGATTGAGAGGTTTCTTTTTATATCCAATTGTCAGAAAATAAAAGCTTCCTTTTTAGTACAACTTTCATTGTACATTATGCAACTAACGTTGTATAATTATATTATAAGCTAATCAAGCTTAATAACCTTTAGGGAGAGATTAAAATGATTTTTAGATTCGCGGAAATGCTTTATGACATGTTTGGTGACGATTATGAGGACATGATTGAAACGTTCATGGAGAATTTACATCGTCACCATAAAGAAGATCTTGGTCTTGATGAGTTATTCATTGAGTTCGGCAAGTTCCTTGAAGATTGCGAGATCACACGTGCTGCACTCAACAAGAAATAAAATGAGGGCCTTCGGGCCCTTACCAAATAAAAACCAAAGGGGAAATTAAAATGAAATTTGAGCTTGGTCAATTAGTGGCAACTAGAGGTATCAATGCAAGACTATTAGAAGATTCTGATTTTTCGAAGTTCCTTTGGAATAGTTTTGCCAGATATAAAAATTGCGATTGGGGAGATATTCCTCATGAAGACAAAAGAATGAACGACTCAGCGGTGAAAAATGGTGACGATAGAATTGTCGCACGATATAATAATATTTATATTATTACAGAATATGATCGTTCAGCAACTACCATATTATTTACATATGAATATTAAGGAGGAATTACATGAGTAAACTGAAAACTATGAGGCAGACCAAAGGTCTGTCTCAATCCCAATTGGCTGAAAAAGCCAACATGAATGTCAGAACCTTGCAGCATTATGAACAGGGGAGCAAAATTTTTGACCATGCCAGAATTGACACAATTCTCCGTGTATGTTTGGCATTGGATTGTAAATTTGAGGATGTTATTGAAAATCAAGAATACCTTGATTTGATTAAACGATACGAAGATTCTTGAAATTTGCATGGGTTACACTGACGAAATAAAAAGGACCATTAAGGTCCTTTTTTTATTTATTAAAACATACTCAATATTATTTCTAATATAATGGGAATCATGATCACACTGCATGCGCTTATAAACATTTCAAATTCTTCCCATGAAATACCCCATTCTTTCCAAAATCTTTTGAATTTCCTTTTCATTCTATTTACCTCCATGATGATCTCCATTCTCCGGGAGATTTACCGCTCCCGGTCGGTTGATATTTTAGTAGTTGTCAATTATCATTCCGATCAAAAGATCATATACTCTGATAGTGATTTCTTCTTTTCTCAAAAGACTATCGACGTAATCACCAACCGTTTTTTCGCTTGCACCTGTTCTGATCATCGTTGCAACTTCTTCAATAACTCCGGGTCTACTTATAATTCTCATAATCATTTACCTCCGTAATGTTTGTTTATCTTTATCTTGATTATATTATACACCTATAGTTGTAGTTTGTACATAGTAAAAATGCACAAACCTTTGATAAAAGATTTGTGCATTTTGTGAGGAGAAAACACAACAATATGGTCATCAGCTAAAACCATGTTGCAGTTTAAATTATATACCTTTTTCCATTATTTGTAAATATTAAGACTGTCCAATTTTTGATTTTAATACGGTGATTTCCACCAAATTATCGGCATCTATTCCTTGAGATGTATGGATTTCCACTGGCGTTTTCGACATATCCAATAACCACTCATGTTCTTCTACCAATGAAATACCGTTCACATTAACGAGGATCACGTCTGTGTCAGAATACGTGTAGCCGTCCATATCCAGTGGAAAGATACCTTGCTCATTAGTGGTTTCTACAACCTTATGATATTTCTGAATATATGTATTGACTTGTAATTGGTCTGTAAGAGCTGAGAACCATGTGCTAAATGCAAGTTCCTGTTCTGCTTGCCATGCTTGCATGTTTGCAAGCTGCTGTTCATATGCCGTTTGATATTGTAAGAATAATTGACTGGTGTCAACTTGCTTTATAACACACGTAACCCATCCGCAAATACTCGTATCTGCTCGACAATCTGTGATATTCGTTTGAGTGATAGAAGTAACGCCTTTTCCCACATAGACGTATGCCAGACATTTTTCTTTAATTGAATCGTTATACGTCATCGTAGGTTTGGTAGGAGAGGTAGCTGGTGTTCCTGCTTTTTCTTCGATAGTGATTACTCGATTTGAATAATCTGCTTTGATCACAATCGCACTCCACCTATTTAATGTAAGATGAGCTGCTGCGAGAGTGATATCTAACTTTGCATCATTCTTCATCCATCTGTCACCAATCCATGCTCTACCAGTACCTATTTCTACTGTCAAACCTGATTTTTCTTTTACGATCAGAGCATCGCCCACAGATTCGAATACTCCGTCAGAGAGTAAACCTTCGAACATTTCGCTGATCTGATCTGAATTATAAACACGGTCATATGTACCGTCGCTCTGTTTTAATGCATTCCAAAATCCATATGTAATAGCCATTCTTATACCTCCCATGTACTGAATGTTGGAATTGTTGAACTACCGTTTTCGTCTTCACTTTCGATAATCTCAACGATTCTCGGAGTTGTCTCAATCCCATACTCATTAATCACTTCTACGATATCGCCTAAAAAGTAATCTTTATTGATTTGATAGTTGCTAGATGTTTCTATTTCACCTTCAATATTTTCTGTGATTGAATATTCATCACTTTCTAATGCCTCATGCCCTTCTTCTGTCAGGATCTGATTGTACTCAGTATTTGTGATACTGCCATCATTACTGGACGAATTACGAGAATCGACATACACTTCATATCGGTCAAGATCACTAGTATTTCCGACAGTAACTGTCTTACGATCTAAACCCTCACCTTCACCGGCTACCAGTGCGACATTTTTATAGTTAGTTTTGTCGAATTGATAATCTGTCGTTAGTAAGTTGTCAAAATCAGGTGAGAATACTACGAAAGGATTTTTACTTTGGTTATAGGATCGGTCAATACCTTTGTATAGTTCAAAAATGAAATAGTTATCTTTAATATAGATATCCCATCCGAGACCATACGCCGTGCATACTTCTTCGATAAATGTTGCAACATTATCACCAGTTACCTGTTTTTCGAGGGTTTCCGTAAAACCTTTTATTTCTCCGAGCTTTAATTTTGTGATCTTTCGTAAGCCGTTAGTCGGATTAATCGCATTTTCTGTAAGAATTTGCCGTAAAGCAATTTCTACTTTTCCATATAGCGTTGTTTGCTGCCAAACAATTCGACGTGCTACTATACTTTTTAAGCATCTACCTGTAACTATCAAGTAGTTACCATTTTCAATGTCAGTAGTCACTTGGATTTTCTCAATGACCATGACATTTTTATATGTGATATTTCCGTCATAGATGATATCTTTTTCACGTACCACATAATGATCTTCTTTTAGTAGTACGATATTTTTATCTGTCGCAGGAAGATATAGCTCAAAATCACCAGATTTGAAATATCTAGTCGTCCAAATAATACTCTTATAATCATCGCAGATACCTACACGTTTAAGATTTTTATCTAATACCCATACGTCCATAATCAAACCCCCTCAAATTCACTCGTGTGAATAAATGTGCACATAAGATTTTCAGGGTTTTCGTCTGCCGTATAAGTGAAGATATTATCACCTGCAAGCAATTGGAACCACGACGAACCTACTTGCACATCGTTGATGATATTTGTGTTCGTTCCGTCATGCAATAACGTGATTGCTTTTTGCGATTTATTAGTATTGATTGTAATAAAATCACCTACTACCATATCTATATTTATTTTAAAATACTCATTTTTATCCAAATTGTAGATTTGTGGGTTCAATACTCTTCCAGTCGCCTGAATCTGAATAATGACACCATTTTCTACATCACCATGATTAATGATAGATTTCGTAGCAGCTGTCTCAATTGCAGAAAATGGTGCACCTGCTTCTTCATAAGCAAATGGAAAAACGAACATTGGTATTAATGTGGAGAAATCAATCGCATCATCACTAACTGCCTTAAAGAACGGCTGTGGACATAAAATTGATATTTGTACATTTTGCTTCATTTCAAAAATCGCAATCGGCATACTTTCAACATAACCTTCGATATATACATCTCTAGTAGAATTCTTATAATAAAACTTCACGTATCGTTTTGTTTTAACATAGCGATATAGATTAATTCTATTTGTTTCGCAATCACCTTCAATAGTGAGATAGACCACAACGTTTCTTTCATTGGTCCTAGAGCTATTGAACTTTGAACCATCAAAATTTGCTACTGGAGTCGTATTAATGGTCGCATCAGGTGGGTTTAGACCATCGATTTGATATACCGTATAATTTTTATTATTGGTGAGCTCTAATCGCTCACCATATTCATTTTCAATCCAGCACTGATACATCGTTTACATAACCCCCTTTGCAAAATTCAATTGATTTCTTGTCTGTCTATAAATCTCTAATCTACTTAATGACTTCGGACTGTTGTTAGTCTGATAGAAATTATAAGTATTGTTTACTGGCGCATTTCCAGCAGATTGAGCGACTACTGGAGTATTTTTAACTGCATTTTTAGTCATTTGCATATTACTCTTAAGTGTCGGCATATTTACATTAGTATCAAGCTCTTTATTTAATGCTTCGAGCGATTGTTTGCCCAGTTCTTTTGCCGCATTGATAGCTAACTTCGCATTATCACCAATAGCGTTTGCAAAACCTTGAACGAAGAAATCGCCACTCTTGTATGTCAATTTGGATGGCGAACCTTCTTTGATGGCTTTACTTAATGCGCTAAGGGCTTTCTTACCTAAATCCCATGCTTTACTCCAAATGGAACCGGCAGCACTTCCGCTACTCATACCATTGACAAAACCTTGCGTAAAGTTGTTACCGGTACTATTTGCATTAACCGACGCCATACCACTTTTGGCTTCATTCGCTTTACCTTTACCGGCTCCACTCGTAGCTACTGCTCCAACTCCGGCTTTAAATGTGTTAGACAAATTTTTACCTGAACCAGAGGCATTGACGGAACCCATACCACCTTTGGCTGAATTGGCTACATTTTTACCTTGTGAGTTTGCTGCACCAGCTTGACTACCTACGCCGGCTCCAAATTCAGAACCTTTCTTGGAACCTGTGGCGTTGGTGTTAGCTGTTCCCAATCCTAAATTTACATCGTTAGATAATCCCTGAGCAGCCAAAAGATTCGCCTTATTAGTAGAATCTAAACCAAGTTTGAACTCTGTTCCTTTTTTCGTTCCTGTGCTTTTGGTATCAGAAGAACCCAATCCTTTTTTCTGAGATTCTGCTACATTTTTTCCGGCTGTCTCATTATCTCCACTCGTACTACCCAATCCGTCTGCCGCCGCTTTACCGGATTTTTTACCGGATTCACTTGCTTCAGGGGGTAATTTATCAAGTTCGGCTTTCGCTTTCTCCACCATCTGACCAGCTTGAACGACCATTTCAGCCGTGACACCAGGGGTGTTATTTGCGATCGCCTGTTTCATGTTTTCGTAATTGGTTTCCAAATTCTTGACCTGATTTTCAAGCGATTTTTTAGTACCATTTTCGGCAGTGATGAAATTATTCTGCATATTCAAAAGCGCATCTTGAATTTTGGCAGAATCACCACTAATGATCGCAGATGATAATCCCTCATAGTTCTGGATAGTGGTGTTATAACCTACATAAGCACTTTCCGCATCTTTCACGCCTTTTTTCGCTTTGTCATATGATGCTTTTGCTTCTTCATTGGATTCGATCAATGTCTTATTGGCGTTGTAATAAGTAACGGCTGCATCAGGATTGGACCTCAAAAGTTCTTCATAGACTTTCATAACCTCATTGGCTTCGGTCTTTGTTTTTGAATATTTCTTTTCTGCCTGTTCCAATGTTTGTAAACTGGATTGATACGTAGAGAGTGCACTGGTTCTTTTCTGAATGGCTTCTGTATAAGCTGCTTCATTTGCTGATAGCATGGCTTCGGCTTGCTTCTTCTGGATAACCTGATCGATACTTGCACCAAGTTTTCCGTTAGCGTCCACGTTTGCGAGAATCTGTTCTTTCTCCATACCAAGTGCCTGAGATAATTCATTCAGAATAAAATTGGCTCTATCTTCGTAACCTTTTTTGACCTGACCATTTGAATCAATCAAGCTGTTATATTCGCCTTTCAGTTGGTTGAGATATCCATACTCAGTAGTGATATTTTTCATGGAATCATTACGAGCTTGATTAGTTTGATCATATGCAGCTTTAAGGTTTTTTGCATTTTCAATTGTTTCTTTTTGTGCTTTAGAAAGCCCATATTCTTTTTCGATCGTTTCTTCTTGCTTTTTCTGATAGATAGTAATACCAGCTACAACTGCCGCAATTCCTGCTGCAACTGCCACATAAGGTAATGCAGTCAATGCAGCACTCAATATTTTTGATGAGGCTGCTGCCGCAGTAACTTCGATTTTTAATGCTTTCATTGCGGTCATCAACGTCTTAATTGATGTTAAGAATTGCGCCGTTTTGTTAACCGCAAAAATTGCAGCTATCGCAGTGCCTACAGTAGCTGCAATCGGTATAATATCATTCAAATGCTGAATGGTCCATGTGGTAAATTCTTTTGCAGCAGGTAAAGCATCTTCCGCTAAAGGAGCGATCACATCAAGCTGGAGTGTTCTACCAAGTTGTGCAAACTGACTTTTCACATCATCGTATTTGACTTTCTTAACGTCTTCCATGGTGCCTTTTACATCTTTAAAAGCGTCGCCCGTAGAGGTGAGGGATTTTACAACTTTCAAGTTTGCATCCTCGCCCATGGTACCGAATGCAGTGGCAGCCATGTTTAAAGCATCCTGTTCATTCGTACAGTTGTTAATGTCACCGACAATAGAATCAATGACATCTTTCATGGTACCTTTACCATCTTTCCAATTCTTAAATGCCTTCTGAGTATCTTTGCTAAATGAACCTAATGCTTTTTCGATTGTTCCATCACCTAAACGGTTTTTAACTTCATTGATTGAATCATTGACTTTATCAAGGTTATAAGCACCATTTTTAGTACCATTGGCGAGCAATTGGAAATATTCTTCGGCAGAATAACCTGCTTGCTCAAAGTTACCACCATATTCTGCGATATTATCACCGAGTTCATCGGTATAATCCAATCCCTCTTGAGAACCTTTGGCAAATAAGTCGAATGCTTCTTCTGCATCAATACCGAAATGATTCATCAGGTTAGTGACACCTCGAATAGTTTCATTAAAATCTGATCCGAATGTGTCTTCCAATGTAATTGCATTTTCCGTCAATTCTCTAATTTTAGAAGGATCAACTTCACCGGTAACTTGTTTGACATATGCCATTTTGTCACCGATATCTTGTAATGATTCTCCAAAATTATTTTTGTAGAGATCATTCATCTCTGACTTGAATTTTTTCTCAGTGCTTGCACCGGTTTGAGCTTGGAATCCGCTATATGCACTACTACTTTCAAGTACGAAATCTTCCAATGCTCCAGTAGCAGCTTTAATTCCATCAGCCAGTAAATTTGCTAGAGCTCCTTTCATCACAGTAAAACCACCGCTGACTTTTTCTACGCTCTCGTCTACGTTATCTAAGCTCCTATCAAATTTATTAGCAGCATCTTCTGTACTGGCTAATGTAGCTTTGTTTTGTTGCAAATCGCCAGATAAATTTTTAATTTCTTTTGCTGTTTCTCTTGCAGCTCTTGAACCTTTTCCTTGTTCAAGAATCAAACTTGAATATTTAGCTTTTAAAGATTCAAGGTCAGATTCTTGCTGACTGATAGTATTCCTCAATTTATCTACGGCGGATTCTGCTTCTTTAGATTCACTGCCCAATTCATTCAACTTATCAGAATAATAACCAATAGAAGAACGGACTTTTTCTACCGCTGCTTTTTGATTGTTGATCTTAATCATCAATTCTTGAGCACCTTTGGAATTTTCGCCCTGTTCTTTTGCCACTAATGCATATTGATTTTGCAATGATTTTAGTTTCGATTCTTCGGCAGTAAGAATACTATTCAATTGCTTTATTTTAGCGCCTAATCCATCTGCATTGCTGGCCCAGTTATCCATACCAGCTGTCGACGCTTTAAATTCAGATGTGACCAGCTTTATGTATCGCTGAGCTTCCTGAAATTCTTTCTTTAATTGTGATATATCCACCTTAAACTTGGTGGTTGATTCATCATTGGCCATTTATCTCACCACCTTTAAAACCAATTGTCTCCGGCAGGTCTACGAATAACGTCTTGTTGTACACGTTGCCTATGTTCTCCCTTGTTTTCCTTCATCTGCAATATTCTCACACGTGAAAATAATACAATCACATTGTGAAAAGTTTTTTCGCCAATATCAAATGGACTAAGTGCAGGGAATTCCTTACATAATCCATATGACATTTGAAATAGATATTCAGAAAGGGGAGCATTTTCAGCTCCCCCATCTAGTTTTTTGAATCAGAAGGAATTGTCATAATTTCAAGGAAAGTATACTTTACAACTTGCAGTACGATCGGCACAAGATCATTGATTCTTACGAACTTCCAATCTTCATCCGTCATATCTGGGAAAATCTCTCCCAGTAATGATGTGACTTCGCCCCATGCTGTACTGATCTTTTTCAGTAAATCGAATGACGATGTATCTTCATTAATGTCCAGTAACTGCATAAGATTATCGATTGTACCAAAGTAAATATCGAAAGTATTTGCTTCTACAACTTTAATGACCTCACCCTTTTTATCTTTTACCTGCAATGCTAATTTTTCTTTTTCCATGAATTATGTCCTCCTTTCGAATTACGCTCTTGCTTTTACGCTATCCGGTGTCTGAACTGTTTTGAAGAAATCAGTAACATTTGCTTTTCCATCTGCTTCCACGTTAATTGCCTTTGCACCTTTACCGGTTTTTGTGAATTTGTGAGTAGTGGAAATACCTGTGTACGTGATCTCCTGTCCATTTGCATCTGTTCCATCATCTTCTGTATTATGAGTTGATTCAGGAATAGAGAAAGTACCTTTTAATCTCCATACATAGATTTCTGTACCATCTGTCTTTTTGGTTTTATATCCTAATGCGAAGTATTTATTTTCGCGAGGACCTTCGATGAACATGTTTGTCGCTTCGTCATATGTCTGACCTGTAATATCAGCTAAAACATCGAGCGGAATAGCTGATACTGAAGCAGTCACTTCATCTGATCCAGTTGATTCGATAACGACTGCCGGCATATTGTCATAGTAATGAGCCTCAGAAGAACTTTCTGTACTTTTTGTAAGCTCTGCAACACCGGCGAGCTCCTTCACGTCACCAGTTGCAAAATTCTCTGTGGAATCTTCTGTAATTGGAGCATATACCAATCCTTCAATACCTCTGTATTCTACGATTTTCATAGATTTTACCTCCTAAACTTCTAAATAAAATACTCTTATACCCCTACCAGTATGTGTGACTTCATCGCTCGCCACATCGTAACCTTTGCCGGGTACAATCCAATGTGCTTCTTTTAATTTCTTTCTGGCTTTCGTCAATTCAGAATAGGTTTTCGCTGGGTCATTGCTGTAGAAATTTACATCGAAATCCCAGTCAGTACCGTATTCATTGTTATTGTAGTGGGAGTGATCAGGGCTATCATTGTTCCAAAATGTGAAAAAATTATCGGGGTAATCTTCATCTGATGACAAGCTGCCTTGTCTCAATACCGGATAACCTAATGATCCTAAAATCTCGATTAAACTATCTTCCATTTTAACCTCCCATTCTACGCTTAATTTCATCGTTGAAAATATCAACCATATCTTTGCGAATATCGTTCATATATTTTTTGCTCTTATAGATTTGATTCAATGGTTTATCCGGTCTCATCCTAGGTGTTCCTGTAATTAAGTAACCACCTGCACCAGGTTTTCCAAAATCAAAACCTACTCCAATGGAACCAATTGTTCCGGCCCATTCTACATGAGGATTTTTAATGATTGATGCTTTTGTTTCGCCAGTGGAATATTCACCACCCCTTGGCAAATTTGCATCTGCCATCGCGTCAATTGTATCTTCAGTAATTGTTTCACCAGCCTGCTCCAATGCATCTGTGAATATGGTTTTCAAATCTGCCCCTAAACTATCTAGTTTTTCTGCATATTCGTCAAAACCTTTTACATCTAACTTCAATACATTCCTACCCACATTACGCACCGCCCTTTATTCTTTTAACCTTAAATTTGCAATACTTATGGCGCAGGTTAATATCTTCAGGTTCGTTGATGATCTCATACGTTGCACCAGTTTCTGCAAGCATTATTCGACAATCACTTTTAATATCTGGACGGTAAAAAGTTTCTACGCTAGCAGTATCTTCAATGGAATAAATATCATTGACATTTCTTTCAGTACCGCCATAAGTTTTGAAACTACACCAAAGGAGTTCCCCGTCTTTCGGGTAGGTCTTTTTGGAAACACCTTTGATTGTTTCATAACTTGGTGCCAGTAATTTAATCGGTGTAGTGAATGGCGTCGATGGTTTATAATCCTTCATTTTCCCCACCTCCATAACATAACTGCGTTACACGTTGATAGAAATAAGTAGAGAATTCACCATCGCCAGAACCATAATTCCATAAGTCGGACACGCCACGAGTGACAGCACCAATTATTGTTTTGGATGTCATCAGCGTTTTATTGACACCGGCATCTATCATGAAATCTTTCACATCCTGAATGTGTCCTGTAATCGTACCATCTTGATAAGTACCAGTCACACCGATTCTTTTCTTTACTTCCTCTAATAATTCTTCGTCTGTCACCCGTCAGCACCTCCTTAAACGTTCGCGTTAATAGTGCAAGAACCGGCAGCGATAGCAAGATTGGATGCATTCGCTTCAGCCACGCAAATGCTTTCGCCATCCGTTGCCGTAATATCACTTGTACCGTCCCATGTTGTCCATTCTGATATGTCTTCCTCATATGCCGGCAATTTAATACTGCCGCCAGTTTTATAATATAACTGGCCTGAGCCATTACCAGTGACTGTGATCTTCGTTGTGCCTTTCGCTGTTCCAGCTGCAGAAGTCAGTGTCAACTTTTTAAGCTCATCGCTAGGAATATCTCCACCTTTAGCAATTGTGATCTGATTGATCACATCAACAATTGTTTCGCCTGGAATATCATCCGCTGTAGTGCTACCCCCTTTGAGAGTAGCACATAAATTTTTTAATGCTTTTACTGTAGTATCAATCATGATCTCACCTCATTATTTTTTCTTAATGATGTAGCATCCAGCGACATCAAGCATCTTACCATCGACGATTGTAAGGCCTTTATTTACCCATTCATTTTTCTCTTCATCGAAATAACGTTTCATACCGAATGCAAGATTAGTGTTGATTGCATAATCTGTAGGAATCCAGTAGAGACCTACTACGTCGCCTGATTCAGCGGTTTCAAAATCAGCAACAACATCAGGTTCAACCATAGTTACCTCACGACCATAGAAACGACCAGCGGTAGCAGATTCTCCAACATTCAGCTCAGTAGCTTCTTTAAAGATTGGACGGTTGTTTGCATCTTTCATGGTGAGTAAGTTAGCTTCAACCGTTCCGGCTGTGAAGATAAATTCACCCTGACCACGTTTAGAAAGAGGAATAATAGAGAAGAGTTTCTTTCTCCATTTCTCCCAATCAGAGAACTCAGCAGCTGTGAACTCGATAGTGTGACCTGCATTGCTTGTTACACGAGTATCATTTAAGATACCGAGCATCTGACCTGTACCTGAACCATCGATAATACCTTTGTCCATTGCTTCCACATATGCTTCAAGCATAATTCTTACGATTTCATCTTCAAACATCTGTAATGCAACCACCTGAGAAAGGAGTGTCTGAGATACACGAATTTCACCAATATTGTAAGAGAATTCGATGTACTCCTTGATGTCACCGGCTTTCTGGCTAGCAGAAACTGTTGTTTCTGTGATCCACTTGAAATTGGCTTTCAAATCAGAGATAGGGAATTTTACACCACCCTGAATATTCAGCTTACGAACTTTGCTGTACAGCTGGCCGTAAACTTTAGATACCTTCTTAATGAATTCATTCATGATAGTGGTTGGAATAATCATTCCTAAATCTGCTGCAACTGTCGGACCTGCATCACCGCCAGCACGCTGTGACATATGTGGATTAAGATTTTCCGGGATTGGTGTACCTCTCTGCACGTAATCTTTGAATGCCTGACGATATTCCATGGTGCTATACGGATCTTCATTGCTTCTGTGCTGGCTCATGCTGGTCTGCTGACCAAATGTTGCAAGCGGAATTCCGTTATTTACATGCTGAGCACCCGCAGGTGGATTACTTCTCTGCTGAGCACCTTCACCTCCTTCACCTGTATTAGATGTAGGATCACCGCCTTCCCCTTCTTCATTGATTGCGTCGATTTCTTCCTGTGTTTCTGCGATTTCATCATTTATATCTGTCAGCTGTTCATTAATTGAACGAACTTCGTTTGCGTCCTGTGATGCCATTGCTCTTTCTGTAAGCTTGGTTTTCTTTGCCTGTAATCTTGCAAGACGTTTTTCTAAGACTTTTTTTCTACCCATTTTAAAATCCTCCTAAGATTTTTGTTTTTTCTTTTAACAGTTCCAAATCAGTGTCCACTGATTGCTCACGTTGCTGTCTAGCAGTGTCCACCGCTGACCGAGCATTCTCCAATGCTTCCTTGCTTCGTGCATTTATTTCAGTAGATTCGTATGCCGGAAAAGTCACGGCACTCACCTCTACGACGGTGCTAATATCTTTGATATGCCTAGTTGGATGATCAGAATTTAAGTTCTCCCATTCTTCATCCCGGATGCCAAACATGAAAGACATGCCTGATATATCTCCACGCTGTACAGCTGAATATAACGCCCGTGCTTCTGAATTATTTTCAGTATCAAGAGTGACACGAATCCCCAAACCATCATTGTCTGTTGTTAACTGCATCGTGCTGTTACCGTTATTCCGTCTTGATCTCGCAAGCGGAATTTTACTTGTGTCATGATTCACAAGGAATCGTACATCCGTCAAATCGGTATTATTTAATGCGCCAGGTTCAATGATTTCATCAAACCAGCCTAAATCTGTTCGGCTGTTATATACGATTGGCCGACCAGTAATAATGTTCCCGGCTTCTGTTTCTTCTGCCCGAACCTCAAAACTGTAAGAACGCTGTTCAAGCGATTTATTCTTCTGTTCCGGTTTTGTCGCCATTTTCTACACCTCCATCGTCATCATCGTTGTCATTACCCGTAGGGGTATTATTTTTTACATTATTACCCTTTGCTTTATTGACTTGATATTGATTTGCAATATCTACATCAACCCAGTTAAGTGACATATATCGCTTACCTTCAAGCTCTGGTAACGGACGTAAACCAAACGCTACACGTTTTTCATTTTCATAAATAGAACCTGTATTTGCGAGCATATTTACCATCTGCAATGTCTGATCTACTGTCATAAAGATCAAATCTTTCGGATATAACTTAATCACATTGCCAAATGATCTTTCCCTATCTGTGAAAAGCTTTTTCGTAAATGCCTGTGAAATGGATATAATGAGCGGCTCCAGCGTCTTTTGATAAAATGCTTCATACTGGGCTTTTGTGTAATCTCCTGTCAATATAGCAAGAGGTACACCCCAATTTCTCAGGATTTTTTCATCAATGAATTTTAATGTAGGTTCATCGACAAGTGCTACTTTACGTTCAAGCGGAGTAAATTCTGATTTTAAATCGAGTGGTAAAAATCCGCTGTCTGAATTTTTCAGCTTTTGTTCCAGTTCTTTGAGAGCCGCTTCTGTTTTTCCATCATCCAGCATCGTGTTATATTTCACTACACCATTCACGGCATAGCTGGCTTTCATTGCTTTTCCTACACCTTCGAGCAATGTTTGATTAATATCTAATGTCTGTAGTAACGCGGTATGATCTGGCTGACCTGATACATCACCGCCCATATATTCATTTACGGAATAGTTATATTTCAAATGGATGATGTTATCATAAGCAATGGTGGTTTCAAAGTTGTTTTCAAACCGCATTTTGACATATAACCGATCGCCTCCATCTTCGATAAAATCAACCTGAGTTGGTTTTAAGGGGTATAATCCATCATATTGCCGACGTTCTATGCCGTCCTTATCTGTCCAAACATAATAAGTCGGTAAGATGAAAGCATTATAATTCAAAAGTAATAACCACATAACTTTTTCTAAGAATTCACTCGTTGTCATGAGTGGATTCGGATTATTTAGTATACTTTGAATATTTCCATTAACCGGAACTGGATCATTCCCGTTATACCGTACGTGGGTGGGATTCAGCTTTTTCATCTCATCCACGATACATTTTACCGCCTGTTGCACGACGTCGGATGCATAGATATTAGTTCCAAACTGTGAAAAGATTGGACTATACCCATTCAAAGTCTGTGCCAGTATTTGTGACTTTGGCGGTTTTCGTTTTAATTTGTCAAGCCATCCCACCTGTCAAACCTCCTTAAATTACGATCAAATAACCTTCGAATGTTTCTTCCGCAGTAATAATCACATTGTTACCGCTAACGGCTGTCTGTATGAGTGCTTCGGTGTATACACCGTTATCATTTCGCATTACTTTGACTGGATATTTACCGGCTGCCGCAATGCTCTGACTGTAATATCCATCACTTCCAACTGTTCCCCAGCTAGATGCTGAGAATGTCTTTTTGACTACTGATGCAGCACCATCAATTTTGTTTTTGTATGCATCTGTGAAATCATTTGTAGAAAGCCCCTTGCCTGAAACTTTATCTACTTTGCCGGACAGGTCAATATTGACTGCTTTACTGGATGGTGTAAGAGCTGTACCATCCACCTTCACAGTTTCGATCACGTTTGCCTGAGCACCAGTAGCGATACCGGACAGCTTAGTTTTTTCTGTATCCGTGTAATCGTTTGAGGACAGTTCTTTTCCTGCTACCTTATCAACCTTATTTGTGATTGACTGATAGAGTTCTTCGAAGTTTGAATTGACTTTCTGCCATGCTGATTTTACAACTTCTCCTAATTTAATTGTTTGTCGTGCCATAACACGCACCTCCTTAAATATGATTAATTAAATTTGATACCGATAACTTTTTTGAGCTGTTTAACGGAATACCTGTCATTGTACCTAAGAAGATAGATATCAAGTGCGGGGTCCTTATCATAAGGACTTCCGGAAAAAATAAATCCGCTCAATTTCAATCTTTTGTTGCTCAGGATTTCACAATTATATCCAAACATATTCCAGCCAGCCATTTCAGCGGTCATATCAAACTGATTATGTATAGGCTTTAAAACCTTACCGGCTGTCAATGGTCCAAAATACTCGTAAGCAGAGCAATCATCTAACTGTAGGATAATCCCATCATAATTTGCCGGGTTGTCTGTCAGTGTGATGGTTTTTGATGTTCCGTCATGCTTTGCCGGAATATCAACCGAACTGTTATAAAGTATTTTATATGTTTTTCGATTATTGAGTTCCGTGAAATTAGCATTGATGGCTTTCAATATATTTTTAATTGATTGCCCTAATTTAAGTGTCTGCATGTTCTTCACCTTCTCCCGCAATAGATGCAGTTACTGAATCTCCCCTGCCGAGAGTTACTCTGAGGGATACTGGTTCATCTACATATACTCGAATATCGCCATTGGATAATGTTTTGTAAGAGCATAATACATTTTCTTGTATTCCAGTTGAACTATTCCGACGAACAGCACGAACAACGAATGCATTATCACCAAGCCCATGCCGACTTGCTAATATCGTCCCATAATAAGTACCATCATCATCCATTTGCATAGACTCATCAATTATAGAAGTAGCATACGTCTCCATAATATCAACCCCCTATCATCTGTTTAAATTCTGTACGATATCGCCTGTACATCTCATATAAGATAACCAGGCAAACAGCCCCATCAATTCGTTTTGGGGTTTCTTGTTTTATCAAAAGGCATAAACCTTTATCGTCAACCTTAATTCCTGCATTTTTAAAACACCATTGATCAATCTTGTTCATATTGTAATTCACCAATTGATGTTTTAAATCAGCTTCACAAAGCTTGATCGCATTGGATAAGGTTTGGGCGTTCTGCAAAATCATAATGAGATCAGAATCATCATCGCCTGTTCTTTGCCATCCATAAAAGTCCATTCGTGTGATCCAATCCTTTGCAAATCGTTGGTCATACCCGCATTTCCAAAGCTTGATATTATATTCTGTATAAAGCTTATAAAACCAATCAGCAACAACGGCGAGGTCAATATCATTTCCTTCTGTGATCGTAAGAAGACCATCTTTTGCCCAATCTTTATATCTTGCTCCAGCATTCCAATCGTCTGAATCTTCCAGTTTGCTTTCAGGAATGAAATAATGCTGATAGATATATTTTGTCGGGTCATCTTTTTTCATCAGAAGAATTTTTGCAGCCGTTAGGTCGGTTGTCTCGGATAAGTCAACCGCTCCCATACAGATACATCCTCTAAATTCTTCCAAATCATAAACAGCTTCATAATCATAATCCTCTAAATTCAACCAGCTTTCAGCGCCATTCTGCTTAATATTGAAATCCTTTGATAAAACGAAAATTCTGTCAGCTTTCGAATTCTTTGCAATGTCAACTTGTTCTTCGAGATACTCCCATTTTTTCACCATTCCAAGAGTAGGATTTGATTTTTCCCATAATCTATTTTTACGATTACCTGTCCAAACTTCTTGCTCTGAATCTTGTGTATATAACCATGGCAGTAATCTCTCACCAGCAAGTCCATCATCTTCTTTGCTGATTACTTTTCTTGCTTTCTTCAACTCATCATCGAGATAACCATCAACAACAAATCCCTCAGTAGTAATATTGATGAATTTAGGGTTATCCTTCAATGATTGCGACTGCTCAATTGATTTACCAATGATGTTTTCTTTCATTTCATGCGTTTCATCAACGATGGCAAAATCGATATTTCGACCTTCTTTATTCTTTGTTCGGTCAGACATCTTAAATACTTTTGTATTTGTGATCTTATTCAAAATGAAAGATTGGTTTCGCTTCGTGTCTCTATCATTGGGGTCATAGAGCCGTCGCATCATATCTACCGCATCGTAAACCAAGCTACATTGAGCATCGTCGTTTGACGAGCAGCAAATATCAGCACCTTCATTCCCAACAATAAATTCACTATTTGCAAGAGCGGATGATGTTTCGCTTTTTGTATTCTTACGGGCAATCAAAAGGATTGTTTTCTTAAATCTATCAAATGTCGTATCCGTCATTTTGAAAGAATAAAAGGCCTCAATCCATGCTTTTTGCCACAGCATTAATACCATTGGTTTATTATAGAAAGGTGATTTTGTAAGCCTTATGCAATTCTCCATGAAATCCATGCGGAGTGCTGCATCATCCGTATTATAAAAATACCGATCATTATGAAAATCCTCGGCTAAATTATCAAGCTCTGTCCATAATTCTTGGCCTATGATAATTTCACCCGTCTCAGCTTTCGCCCTGTATTCCAACAAGTAGGAGTTGTCAGGTGTCCATATGGTTTTATTCTGAATTAACATGTTGTTTCACCCATTTTCTCAATGGCGATTCTTCGTCACTTTCATCAGTTCCTGTTGCTCTAATCAATACGCGAATGATATTGACATACTGTTGCAAAAGTTCTTTATATTGCTTTTGTGCAATAGTGGCTTTTTGCTTGGTAGGATCTTTTGGATGAACTTTAATGAAAGGTAATTTCTTCAACTCTTCCAATCGTCCCTCCAAAAATACCACTTCGTCAATAAGAGGCATTAGCGCCGGGTCATATTCAATTGTTTTTAACAATTCTTTTTTTCTATCCATAAGTTAATCACCTGTTAAATAATCCCCCAAAGTTGTACTAAATTGACATTTTTAGCGGCGCCAGTACCGCTGCTACTGGTTAGATATTTATGCATCGATATTGATATATTTGTAAGAACATTAGTCGTCAAATTTATTCTTGTGTTCCCTTTAAATATCCAAGAATTAGTACCATCATCATATCCGCCGATGAATCGTATTAAAGCATTGCCCCCTGAGTCATATCTCGTTCCAACCATTACTGTTGCACCGTCCGATGTCCTTGCCATAAATAAATTATATTTTTTCCAGTTTGCATTCTGTAAAGTAACAGATTTTCCTTTTGCAAGTGTACCGGACCATAATAATTCACGTTGCCCTGTTTTAGCAGTATTCGCTTTACTTTCAACTGTTAATATCAATTGATAATTAAAATTGTCAACTTGTTTAATCGACAAATTACCTTCTAAATTATTAACTTGTTTTACTGTGAAATATGAACCAGTATGTTCATCATCCACTATTCGAAATTGAAATGTTCCGCTACCAGTAAATAATGTATTGGATAATTCTATTACTTGTGGATTATCTTCAATAGTTATCACATTGCTACCGATTTCTAATTTAGGATGCTTCGTGAGATCACTTGATACTGTTAAATGTAGTGAGTTAGTACCATCATTTATAGCACTTATTGCATCGCATTGACAATCATTTGTTGCATCAATATGAATTACATTTTTCATAACTATTTACCCCACCGTATAATTACACTTCATAAGAATAACTAAAAATTGATACTCTCCGTTTGTTAACTTACCCCATGGATTATCGGCATGGCACCAAATACCATCTTTTGTTAACTCAGCATAAATTCTAAGACTACTGCCGCCAGTACTTGGATATGTTACTTTCGGCTGAATTACAATCGTTGAAAGTGGTAAACAAGTGCCAAATGTAAAACCATCAGGATAATCGAGTTTCACAAGTTCATATGCGCC